AATATTTTAACCATTCGATGAATATTATTTATAAATATCGATAAATAAATACTATAAAATATACAATAATATACAATAAAATACTATAAATATATAATGTAAAATACCATGAAATAAAAATTTTATTTTATTAAAATTAAATTTTAAATCTAGTATATATAGACATTTTATAGTATTGACCAATTTTTTGACATTTATAAACTTTTTGTGAAATCGACTGTAATTTTATTATATTTTATAAAGATTCAAATAATGTTACAGTACTAGCCGATGCTGATTTTAGTTGTTATGCATATACATAAAAATAATAATATTTATTTACTATTTTTGGCTACAATATATTGCTTACCTAAAAACATCATTGTATCTATATGTTCCCATATACTATTTTTAGATTCCGTATCAAGATTTTTAAATACCGATTTTAAATTTAATATTTCCTCAATTTGATTTTTATCTATGTTATTTTCTTTACTAACATCATAATGGTCAAAATAAGCTTCATTTCTATTATCAAGTTCTTCTGATAAAGGTAATGCATATATCATAAATTGTTCCAAAGGCATATATACATTACTTTTTATTAAGGTTTCTAATTTATATTGATAGGTAGTTCCAATTATTTCAGATAATTGATTAACCAATGATGTCAATATAGCATTAAAAGAATTACATATCTCAGCCATTAATATATATAAATTATTATATATATATATATTTAAATATATATATATATAATAATTTAATTATTATAATAAATTATTTATTAGAAACAGTAACGAAATTAATATTATAATATGGTAAATTTGTAGTAATATTTTCAGGTTTACAATTTAAAATATTTTTTTCTTCGCATATTTTATTTATAAAGTCAGCGACCCATGAATATGGACTTATACCATGTGATAAATTCTTTTGAATTTTTCTTTCTAAGGTGCAATTAATAAATTCAACATGATATGTGTGTGTATTGAAATTTTGTGTGGGTGAATCAGATATAATATTTATCCCACCTATACCACCATGTTTATATATTTTATTATAATATTTAATAAAATCTTTTGTTTTTTCTGCAATTGAGTCATCGTCAAAAGGACCAAAATATAATTTTTTCACACTTCTATTTTTTTCATGATATACTTTAGAGTGAATGTAAAATTTATAACCAGTTAATTTCATCATTTGAAATAATATTTTATTGTTAGGTTTATTTAAAGAATCAGTAAAATATTCATTATCATTTATTATATTACTTTTCATAGTTTTTTCAAAACTATTTTTTTTAAGGCTAATTAATATTTTATCTGTATTATATTTTAATATTTTTTCTTCATCGCATAAACTATATATAAGATTATTTATCCAATCATCTGGATTTTTTTCAGATATAGTATCTTCAAATATTACATGAAATGTAATATTTTTACATATTTTTCCGGATTCTTCTTTTGATATAATAACTCGAGATATACTATTTTGTTTAAACATTTTACTAAAATAATTTAAATAATTCTGTATATTCATAGCAATTTGTTTTTTTGCTATAGGCCCTAAAGCAAACTTTCTCTTGTTTTCTATATCAGATTCCATCTCATATAAATAAAAAGCCTTTTCCTCTAATTTTATCATAGTATAATATAACGGAACTGTTAAATCATTATCCATAGATTTAACTTTTATTACATTTAATGAATTATCTGTTACGGATTCTATATATTTTTCATTATTTTTAATTTTTATTAAAACATTATCTGGCGTACATTTTAATATTTTTTCTTCATTGCATAAATTACAAACAATATCAGTAATTAATGTATTAGAAATATTTTCATGTATTTTAAGTTCAAATGTTACATGATATGTAACATTTTTACATACATTTTTCGATGATTCTGTAGATAAATTAATATGATGTATATCATTTTTTTTTAAATTTTTACTAAATTTATTAATATATTTTATGATATTTAAAGCCATCTGTTTTTTTATTATAGGACCTATTGTTAATTTTCGTTTATTATCAACACTGATGGTCTCTTCATATAAATAAAACATATAATTTTTCAAATTAGTCTTAGTATAATATGTAGGTATACTAGTTTCACAATCTGATTCATCGTTATCTTCTGAATCACTACTATCACTTTCAGAAGAACTATCACTATCTAAAAAATTATTATCCCAAAATTTACTATTAATATTACTTATTTTTTTATTTTTGAATTTAATAGTATCTTTATTTAATTTATTTTTTATTTCAGTGTTTTTATTATTACTTATATCTTCATCGCTTGAACTATCACTTGAACTATCACTTGAACTATCACTTGAACTATCACTTGAACTATCACTTGAACTATCACTTGAACTATCACTTGAACTATCACTTGAACTATCACTTGAACTATCACTATCCAGTATAGTATAATTATATATTAAATTAGTTGAGTGTTTTATTTCTATCTTTTTTTCTATATTTGTTTCTATATTCGTTTCTATATTCGTTTCTATATTTATATTAATATCGTCGGAGACAACTGTGTATTTTGAATTTTTATTTTTCTTACTTGGTATGTTTATATATTTTATATTACATCGATCGTAATTATTTATCTTATTCAATGTATTAATATTATAATTATTTTTGGTTCTTTTGGATTTTATAATATCCCAACCCTCTTCATTTATCTCCTTTTTATAATTTTCAAAATCTGTAATATTTCCATTAAATTTACCATATGTAATATATGCTTTATTTATATAAAAGTTATTATATAAATATTTATTTTCTATATATTTATTTATGGAAATCATTGAAGCATCTGATATTTTTTTTAAAAAATTATTTATAAAAACCCAGCTATGGATTGTTGTGAAAGTATGTTTAATATACTCTCGTATTTCCAGAATATCCAATAAATTATATGATATATATTTTTTAACACTACCAAACGGTATATCGGTATTTTCTTTATATAAATTAATGGTTTTTTTTAATTCTTGATCTAATTCAATCGTTTCATCAAAGCTAATGCTATACCCCTTGTTATAAAATTTATTAATATAATTTTCAAATAAATACGGAACTTGTAATACTATGTCTTTATAATTTTTAACTATTGATTCATCTGATTGTAATTCAATACCATTATAATAAGCCCAAAAATTTTTATATTTCTTATGCAATTCATGAGTTTTTGCATAATCGTCACACCATATACTAAATTTATGTGAAAAATCCTTATTAAATATATTATAATCAACATCGTGTGAATATTTATACCAATTTAATGAAATTTTATTATTTTTAAAATCATTAATGAACTCAGTGAAACTTAAATGTTTTGAAATACCAGTAGAGTAATAAACTTTTTCAAATATATTAGTATAATTACAAAAATCAATAAATTTTATATATTTATATGATTTTGACTTTATATAACATAAATATTCTTTGTTTGTTTTTAATTTATTAACAATTCTAATAATAATTATGTTACATAAAAATTTCTGTATGGTTCGCATAGCATTGCGTTTTTTAATAAATAATTCTTTTTTGTAATTATATTCTTTATTAGATATTTCATTTTTATCTTTTTCTTCTTCGGAATGTGGTAATTTTAAGAATATATTATTATTAATATTATATTCTTCTATGATATTATCTTTATGTTTTGCTGATATCAAAGGATTATAACCATAGTCTTTTACTAAATGAATTTTTAAGTTACAGTTTATATATTGATTAGCGAAAGAATATATTTTAGAACTTAATGTTAATTTTTTATTTTCATCTTTAGTATTATTATAAAGTTCTCTTAAATTTTCAATTTCTGTTTTGTATATTTTTCTATATTTTATTACATCCTCCTTAGTTTTAATAGCACAATTACAATTTCCAATAATTTCACCAATACATAATATATTAGTATTTTCATCAAAATTTGTAGATAAATGAACACCTGATTTACAATTATAAACATATTGACAAATATCATTATTATCTATTTTAACTATATGATCTTTCGCATTATTTATTAGTAGTCCTATACAATAATTAGTATTATTTTTACATACCTTTGAATATTTATCTATCTGCCAAATATATTCTTCTGTAAAATTATCTAAATCGGGTAATTCTAATTTATTTTGGTTATTTAAACTTCTAAATTTAATGGCATACGATATCCATATTTTTATTATTTCTAAAAAATTACAAGGTAATGGTTCAGGTAATTTTATAGATGGTAAATTATCTGTTTTTCTGTCTATATCTATTATACTTTTATTAGTTTCCAGACATTTATAAACGGTATAATATAATAACTGTAAATCTATTTTTTTTTTATTTGTTAAAATATCATTAAAACTCTTAATTTTGTCATCAATATGTATTTCACTTTTATCGTGACCAAAGTTGCATTTATTCCCAAACTGACAAGACCTCGCTGAATTATCATAAATATTATGCATATAAGTTTTACACATCATTTTTTTTAAAATGATTCGGTTATTAACGGGATATATGTTATTATTTCTATTATTAACGGGATATATGTTATTATTTCTATTATTATTCGAAATATTATTATTATTCGAAATATTATTATTATTCGAAATATTATTATTATTCGAAATATTATTATTTGGAGCTTTTAGCTCTATTGCGTGTACATATCCACATGAGTCTCCTCTATGGCAAGTGCTTTTCATATAATAAAAACATAATTGTTTTGATAAATGGCATCTTTTGTAATTATCTTTATTGTGTGAACATCCATAAGGGTTTCCTTCTTTTGAATTTTTTACCCAATTCTCACATATATTATAAATATTTCCATGATAAGTAATTTTGATACAATTACTTATATAAGGCGGTGGTTCTTGTAGTTCAGGAATGTGTAAATTCTTACACGTTACATTAAAAGAACATGTGTTATTTCTATGATTATCACAAATTATACCAATTGGGTGTAAGTTTGGACAATCATTTTTACATTTAACTCCTTTACTCCAATTACTACAAACTGTTTGTTTTATGTTATTAATTGTCAAGATAACGGTAGGTTGATTAATTCTACTACTAGCGTTATTAACTTTTGACCTGACTATAGTAAAATTATCAGTATCCATTTGGAATGAATAATAAAGCGATTGTAAATAAAACAATTTTGAAATACTATAAGCCGTATATAGGCAGAATTAAATGTTATATCGCTAGGATAATAACAAAAGAAAACTAGACTTTAAATCCAAATATTAAAGTAATATACTAACTCTTATTTCTTTTTGATAATAAGAGATGATGTATACAGTTTTACAAATTCTATGTTATTTCTTTCCGATAATAACAATAAGGTTGCATAAATTAAAAATGTATTATAAACGTATATATTAAATATATAATAAATCACTTTTTTTATAATTTTTTAATGAGTTTTAAGTTATATATATATAAATACTATACAGTATAGTATTTATACATAATGTCGATATCGATTATTACTAATAACTGCATCAATAATAATTTAATAAAAAAATTATTTAATATAATAAATAATCAAACACACCAAGATATTAAAGAATGGATTATATTTGATAAATATTCTATATTAGACAAAGATATTTTTAAGCTAGATAAATCTATATTTGATATTAAAATATTTACCAATGAAAAGGATTATGTGAATAAAAATGATTATATGTTATACATGGATTCTAATATATTTTATTGTAATACTTTTATTGAAATATGTTTAAAAAAAATGAATAACTCTAATTTAAAAAAAATACAAACTAATTATGTATATGTATATGACTTTATTACCATGTGTGTATATAAATATTTTAATAAAATGGATATACTAATATCAAATAATAATATCTCAAATACCGAAGAAAGCATAAATACAGATATTTTATTAATTTTTTTTAATTATGGTGATATGCTGAATAGAGAATTATTAGTAAGTAGCGGTATAACAAATAATAAAATATTTAATAAAATGGAATACCAGTTAATGGATTATTTAGTAGAACCAATTGTTTTAGAAGAATATAAAAAAATATATGTAGACAACGATAATAATATAGAAAATTATAATAACAATAATATTATTTATTTAACTGGAGGCTTTGGTATATCATGGGATCCTGAAAATACTAATTTGGGTGGGTCTGAACAAGCTATTGTCGAATTAAGTAAAAAATGGATTAATAATAAAGTTATAGTATATGGTAATTTTAATACTGAAAAAACCATAAATAATGTCACATATAAAAAATGGTTTAATTTTCCGTTTAATAATAACTTTAATAATGTAATAATATGGCGCAAAAATGGCATGTTAATTTTATTAAATTATAAATTTAATTGTAAAAACGTAATTTTAGATTTTCATGATAATTTTTCATATACTATAAATGATTTAAGCTGTATACAATTATCAAAAATATTTGATAAAGTAAATCATTTTAACTTTAAGAGTAATTATCATAAAAAATGTTTTATTGAATTTTTATTAGATAAAAAAGTAAATCTGAGCGATGATAAAAAATTTAATATTATACCAAATGGCGTAAGAATTTCAGAATTTTCAGTTAATGCAAAAAAATATATACGTAATCCATATAGATTTTGTTATTGCAGTAGTTATGACAGAGGATTACATATTATTATTAATAAAATATGGCCTAAAATATTAGAACATCAACCATTGGCAGAATTACATATTTACTATGGTATGGATTATATTTATGATGAAAAATTTAAAATGAATATGCAATATTTATTAGGAAATAAAGGTATAATGGATCATGGAAGGCAACCAATGGATATTATAATAATGGAAAAATATTTATCGACGTTTCATATATATTTAACAGACGCTATTTCTGAAATAGATTGTATTAGTATTAAAGAAAGTATAGTAGCGGGGTGTATTCCTATTATATCTAATGATAATGTGTTTGAAGAAAGAGATGGTTTAAAATTTAATTTAAAAAATAATATTTTATCCGATGACGAATTATTTAATAATATAACTAATGATATTATAAAAATTATGGACGATATAAAATATTTAGATACATTGAGAGATAAATTATATAAATCAAATACTATAAAATCATGGGAATATGTTTCTGAAAAATGGTTAAAACTAATGAATGATTAAAATATATAATTTATTTATAGTATATACATATAAATATAATTTATATAACAAACATAATGGATATAACATTTGAACAAATGCTAGATGATGTATATAGTGAAATACAAATAAATCCAAGTGAGTATAATTTACTATTACCACAAATAGAAATAGTTTCATCTCCTTCTAAAGTCCATTGGATAAATATTATGGAATATTTAAAAATATTAAATAGAACATCAGAACATTTTATTAATTTCTTACAATCCGAATTCTATAATAAAAAAATAAATTGGTATTCAAATGATGAAAATAACGGTATTGTAATTCATGGGAAATATATTAAAAAAGAACATATTAGTATTTTAATAAAAAAATACATAAATATATATGTTATTTGTGGAAGTTGTTTATCACCAAAAACAACACTGACGAAAAACAAAAAAAAATTTTTATCTATTTGTGGGGTTTGTCATTCAAATAAAATAATATAAACTATATTTATTATATATTTATGAATAATTTAATTATGAATAATTAAATTATACACAAATATATAAATGACGGATACCGATAAATTATTGTCTAAAAAATATAAAGAAATGGCTGGTTATTATAATATATTAAACGTATCTAATAATACTATATTAGAAGGTAATGTTACTTTTTTATCATCTTTATATGTTTCAAAAAATAGCACATTTTTTAATAAGGTTACTACATTAACTAATTTAAATGTTTTAGGTAATTCTATTATAAATAATAACTTAACCGTCGGAACTTTATTAAATGCTGATGATTGTATTGTAAATAAAAATTTTAACAATTCTGGAGATACTTATGTAATAGGTAGTTTATTTGCTAACGGTGGTGTCAATACATCATATTTTAATTTACAAAATTCAAATTTTTATAAAATTTTGAATGTTAATTGTGAATCTAATATAACAGGTAATTTATACGCTGAAACTATTTATATTTCATCACAATCAATTAATATAAACGGGAAAAAGATTAATATAGGTACAACCAATAGTGTAATAAATTTAAATGGTACGTCATTATACATAATCAATAATAATATTTTATGTAATGACAAATTAATAACTGTTAATAATAACCCCACCAATAACGGAGGTGACTGTGGTATACAAATTTTAGGTATAAGCGGTAATGGATTTATTAAAACATTACCATCAGCTGATAGATTTATTATTAAAGCCCCTTATGATGATAATTTTAAATATTTAACAACATTAGATGTAAACAATAATTTAAAAGTTTCTGGTTATAGTTTATTTAAGGAGTCAGTAACTATTAATTCATCGCTGGATGTTTTAAGCGATATCACATATCAAGATAATACTGAAATAAATTTAAATTTATATGTATCTAATGTTACCACCTTTTCAGATAATATTACGATGATGGGAAATATTAATGTAGGTGGTAAACTTACATATGAAGGTATAGTTACATCTTTAGGTAATCTTTATGTGAATGGGGATACTGTTTTTAATGATATGGATATTAACTCAAATGTATTAGTATTAGGTAGTGTATATATAGTAAATAGTTCTACTTTCAATTCAACTTTAAATTTATACGGTAATTCTATATTTAATGATAATGTTACTATAAATTCTACTATATATATATCAAATAATAGTAATATTAATGGAAATACCACAATAAATTCAAATTTAAATATAGTAGGAAATGCAACAATTAACGGTGACTGTGATATACAATCAAATCTTATAGTTTATGGGAATAATAATCATAATAATAATGTAACTATAAATTCAAATATAGTTATAGGTGGAGACACTATTATAGATAATAATATTATAACTGGTGTAAATAATTCATCTATATTTAATATTTCAGGTACTTTAGTATGTCCTTTAAGAGAATTTGAATCAAATAGTTTTGCCGCTTTAAATAATGTACCAGTTTATGGATTTTATAGAACAGGTGGTGTGGTAAAAATCAGACTGGATGTAATACCTCCAGTTATTGATCTAAATAATATAACTAATACTAACATAATATATAACTCTATTTATACGGATCCAGGTGTTTACGTAACAGATAATTATGACGATAATATTATTCCATATATAATATCAATAGAAAACAATAATGTTCCTAATATAATTTCTTCTCCGATACCTGCAACCGGCCCGACTGAAATAGTCGGAACAAATTTATTAGAAGTGGGTGTATATTATATTATATACAATGCTTCCGATATAGTTGGAAACACAACATCTATTAACCGTACATTAAATATTGTACCTATTTAAAATTTATAATATCTTTCATCAGCGTTCCTAAATTTAAAAGTACTTTTGTTCTGAGATCTATTTTTTTAATTTTAATATTTATTTTATTATCATTTATTATAAAATATTTATGGTCATAACAATATTTAATAAAATTAAGATATTTGATATCTGATATACATTGTATGTCTATTTCGAAAAGTAAGTAAAACAATTTTCCAATTATATATATATCATCTAATGTTATACTTATTGGATTTATATAGATTAAATTCATTTTATTTATTATAATTTTTATCCAATTAACGTATTCTAATTCATTATTTAACAAAATAAACATTTTAAAAGGATCATAAATTATTTCTTTTATTCTATTATCTGTATAATCATTAATAATTATTTTATTAAATTTATTTTTATAATATAATAATTCATTATTATCGTAATAGATATTAAAATATTTTTTATTGTATTGTAAATTATTCCAATTAATTATATTTGTAAAAAGTATAAGTTTACTCAATTTATCGTATTTATCTTTTATATTCTTTAATGAATTATTCTGAATTTTATGTCTAAAATATTTAACAGATATCATATTATCATTAGATGTGTTTGTTATAAAAATATTAAGTATATTTTTATGCAAATGGTCAGTATAAAACTTTTTATTATATATTAATTGATCGTATTTATTATCAATTAACTCGATGAGGATTTTTATTATATTGATATATAAATTTTTTATTTTCATAGGAATTAGTGATAATATTTCTTTATTATTAATAATATATTTGGAATTATATAAACTATAAAAAATAAGATGATCAAATATAATATTCATATTATATTTATTTAATTTTAACGGAAATATATAATTATTTATTAAAATATTTATTATATTTTTTACTTCATCAATATTTTTAGAATATTTTTTAGTTATATAATAAAAATAATTAGTATCGCAAAATTTAGATTTTAATATATCTATTTCATATTTATGCGAATAAATAGAATTATTAATAATTGAAGAAATATATAAACCATTATTTAATGATTTGTTATTATAATAATAATCATATATCATAATATTATTACTATGTTCTTTACATATTACATTTCTAACAATATTATTGGTGAATTCATTATTTATAAATGTATAAAATAATAATTCAGCGGGGGGTATTATTTTATTATTAGCATATTCTACAAAATACATTTTATTATCAATAATTTTATCATCTCCCAATAAAGATATAAAATTATAATATGTTGTATTACAATACATTATGTTGAAATTATAATCTATTTTTTCATCAATTGATTTTATATCATCCATATAATTATAAATATCATATTTCATATATTTTATTTTGTTATAAATATTATTATAATTACTTGTATCTGTATTTTTACTTAAATAATATAATAAATAACATCTAATTATTATTATATTTTTCCAAAACACGTCTAATTTATTATTATTATTAATAACATATTCAGAATATGTTTTAATTATTTTTTCGAAATTATTTAGTTTTGTAATATCATTATTAAATATTACATTATATTTTTTTAAAATGTTATTTTTTAACAAATTCAAAAAATCCAGTTCGTTATTTTCTAAATTTACCATTAATGGTAAATATGGAAAAAAAATAGTATTGTTATCATCTATTAAAATTTCTATAGGAAATATAACGGGTTCATAATATACCCCATTATATTTATTATATATCGGGATTTTATAACTAATGTTTTCTTTATTTAATATATGAATATTTATAATATTATCTTTTCTAGTGATAAAAAATTTTTTTTTAATTAATTTATCACGCACTAATACAAATCCAACAAACATCATTTTAATATAATTATGAGATATATCTATATATACCATAATTATAATTATTTTTAAATATACGATTAAAAAATTTTTACATCAAGGTATCGCTTATGTGTTTTTTATATCCATCCATATCATCTCTCCATAATATATAGCCATCTACGTTTGCAATTGAATTAAGATTTGGTTCTATCAAAACAGACATTATACCAAGTAATAATGAATCTATACTATGAGATGGTGACCATTTTTCATTACATGGTATATCGGTAACTGTATCTATATTACTATCACGCAATATACTAATACACATTTCTCCGGTGGGAAAAACATTAGGGTGTAGAAATTTTTTAAGAAAGATGAAATTAGGTGGGCTATATGGATAATTTCTTGAAAATGTTATTTTACACTCAATTATAGCATATTCAAATATAGTTCCAGGCGGTCCGAACAATATTATATCAGATTCATAAATATTATCATTAAGTGAACGACTGTAACAAATAGTGGATTCTTTTAAATAATTTTTATATTCTAATACAATTCTACGTTGAGCCATTTATTTATAATAATAATATTACATATTATTATAAATAATTTAATTATCATTTTTTTTTACATCACATTTATGATTTATTATTTTTTTTTAGGGGCTTTGGTAACGCCTTCCATAGAAGGTGTTTTCGCTTTAGCTTTCGCTTTAGCTTTCGCCTTAGGTTTAGCTTTAGGTGCGACCGATGGTTTTTTAGATGGTTTTTTAGATGGTTTTTTAGATGGTTTTTTAGATGGTTTTTTAGATGGTTTTTTAGATGGTTTTTTAGATGGTTTTTTAGATGGTTTTTTAGATGGTTTTTTAGGAGCTCCTCCAGTAAGTAGTTTTTTGGGGGTATGAGGTTTTGTCTTCTCTTTATTCTTAGTAATTGGATCTTCTTGGTCCTTTATCATATCAACGGCCGATTCAAGGAGACCCCCTCCTGATTGATTAGAATTAACTGTATTATTATTAGTCATTATATATATATATATATTATACTATATAATATTTTTATTTATTATATTTTTTTTTTTTTAATAAATTATTATTTTTTATCAAACATCCATCTGTTACTTCTTCTGGATACCATATAAATTTTTTAGCAGATCCCGACGGAGTATAATTAAATCTTTTTTTTTTTAATAATAATTTAGTTCGAAACGCCCCGGTCGTTTCCCCTATACAATTTATAATAAATTCTTTAAACGGAGACTTATCTAAAACGGATAATGAATTCTTTATTAAATATTCATTTCTAGAAATGTATAATTGTTTTATCATAAATCTGTAAACAGTTGATGAATTATATAATAGATTTGTATTATCTTGAAAAAGCTTAGTAGACTTTTTTGAAATATTCTCGTTATTTTTACTTTTATTAGTAATACTATAAATATTATTTATTAATAAAAACATTATAGTTAAACTTAAAGTACCTATGTTTATATTATCCGTAATTTTATTATAAACTGAACATATATTATTAGTTCCGTATAATATTAGTATTAATTTATTATTATTATAATATTCTATACGATTATCTAAATATTGAAAATATTTATTATATTTTTTAAAAGTAATATTTCCATTAAATATTACTTTTAAAATATTATAAATATTAATATGTTTATCCATAACATTTTCAATAATTATTTCTATATATGGAACACCGCCGATATGGTTTGTATTAGATAATTTCATATAATAATCATAAGCATAATAACCTACTATTACACATAAATTATTTTTAGTTATGTTATTTATAATATCATCACATATATTTTGATTAATGTTATCATCACTATTTTTTTTATTTTTATTTTGTAAATTATTAAAATTATAATGTTTCATTAATTTTTGTATTCTATTAATTATTTTTTCTAGTTTCCAATAAGATAACATAGGATCTGTTAATACTCTATAATAATCAATATAAGCTACATATGGATCAATACAATTAAACTTATTTATATCTATCGTAGGGATTTTATTATATATATTATTAGGCATATAAGTTACGTCGCAATATGATTCAAAATTAACATATAGTTTAAAAGTATCTGATTTAAGAGCTTCTTTAGCTTCAATATATTTATGTCCTTTATTATATAAATATTCGGCTAGTTTGATTATATCATTAACTGGATCATTTGAATAAAATTCTATATCCGCCATAACAGGCCAATTATAATTAACATTATTCATCGTTTTATAAAAACCTTCATCTTTTTTATTTAATAAATATAAATTATGGGCAAAACCACCATACACCATCTTTGAGTTATCTTTTATATATGTAAGAATATCATTATAAACTTTTTCGTTCTCTTTTGTAGTAGGGCAAAATTTTTGTTTATATGTTATATATGCATCATTTATAATATTATCTATATTTTTATTAATTAATAAAATATCTTTATCACTAAACATATTTATATATATATAAAATAATATATAAATTTAAATATTATGTATGTAATTTTATATGAGCGAAAATATACATTATTACGGATGGAAATATATAATTGAAAAATTAAATGAATCTTCTATATGTAATACAATAAAATGTGTTGATTATATTGACAATTATTTTATCGATTTAATAGAACCAATTGAGTGTAGATGGTTTGGTTTTATACATCATACTACATCTAATTTTTCGGAAAATAATATCAATAATCTTTTTAGTAACACTATGTTTTTGAGATCTCTAAAAACATGCAAAGCATTAATAGTATTATGTAAACATAGCAAAGAGATAGTTAACAGATATTTGAATACTATTAAATCAAATGTACATGTATATTTTATAAAACATCCAGCACCCCCTACATTTAATTATGTTTTCGATATAAATATATTTGAAAATAAAGGAAATGTATATGGTGTAGGTGCCTGGTTAAGAAATCCATATACTATTTATCACACAACTTTTAAATATAATGAAAAAATATTAGATAAATATAGATTAAAAGGGTTATTAATGAATCAGTATTTTCAAAAAAATGATAAAGATTTTTCAGATATAATAAATTATGATGAAAATAAAATTATTGAAATAGATAATAATGATATTGATGATGAAATTATAGATTTTAAAGAAGAACTAACGCTATTGGAAAAAAAATTAAATAAGAAATATTCTAAACTAAACAAAGAACTACAGAATTGCAAAAACGAGGAAGATGCTGAACAACTACATCGAGAAATAAAATTAATTGACGCTAAATATGATTTAATGTATTCAAAATTATCACATGAGTTAAAAAATATTGATATACATAATAAAGCTCATAATACAATTTCTCGATTTATGTCAAATATTAATTATTATGATTTATATGCTAAAAAATATATAGATACTATGCAACACAAAACAAAATCACAAACAAATAGAATATTAATTAATAATAACAAATCAGTTAATATTACTAATTATGTTAATAATATGGAATATATTGAATTATTATCATCAAATATAATTTTTTGTAACTTTATTGATTGCGCTGCGAGTAATACCATTATTGAATGTATATCGACATCAACACCAATTATATTAAATAGACTTCCAGCTATAGAAGAATATTTAGGAGAAAATTATCCATTTTACTTAGATAACTTAAATTATGTAGATGACGTGTTAACGTTAACACGCTCTGATATATTAAATTGCCACGAATATCTAAAAAATCTTGATAAAAAAGATTTAGAAATTTCTCATTTTATTAAATCTATAAAATCTATAATTGATATATCATTGGATCGTAATAAAAAATTTAATTTATCTAGATTTAAGAGATTTGGAAGAAACTAATAATCATATTATATTAGGGATTATTTAAAAAAAAAAGAAAAAAAAAAATGAAAAATAAATATATAAAACTTAACAATTAAATAATATTTGTAATGTCCTTGTTTTTTTGGATTGTTTTTCTTATAAAAAACAACCCCATCTTAACGGATGAATCAACCATGATAGCTGTAAACGGAAATAAAGGTATTTATATAATTTATGATAAAATAATTTAATAACTGTAAATAATATATATATGAGCGTTACGTCTAGTATCAATGTTGGATCTCAATTGATTAAAAGATCCCACCATTTTTGGTGAAAATAATTATATAATTAGATTATATAATACAACTAGGATACATTATAAATAGTGTGTCACAATGTTGGATCTCAATT